GCTACTTTTAATCCTTTTTTAGCAACATTGCTTATGCGTTCCACCGCACCACTGATACTGATACTCGACCACTCCCAATGCTTATATGCAGAAGTTGACGACATACCAGATGATCGCTCAATTTCACTCCACGCTTTTTTGAATGCATCGCTCGCATTCATCCCCTGTTTCCGATATTCTGCCGCAAGAGTTGCCGCTTGAGCCTTCATTGATTTTTCGGTATTTTTTAACCCTTTTTCTATCCCCGACGAATCCAAATCGGTTTCGATTACAACTTTTCCGTCTGCCATTTATTTCACCTACCTTTCTGAATTTTTGTATAAAAAGAACACCTACCATTTCTGATAGATGTTCTAATTATCATTATGCTGTTTTAAGCCATCTTCTCTTGGCATACATTTTTCTTCTAATGCAAATAATCTTCCTTAGTTTCTGCGTCGCGCTGTATTATCATTCGATAGCTTCCGTCATCATTTTTTTGAAGGAAGTATGAGATTCCGTTTGCCACTTCGATTATAGCATCTGTAGGCTCTGTTCCTAACTCTTTCAAGCTATCCGCAGATAAGTTCAATGGAATTTCTTTTGAAGAATTATTGTTATATACTCCTGATCCTATTAGTGCCATTACACACATTGATGAAAAATATTCTTCTCCCTCTGCCGATACTGATACTAAAGTCAAGTTTTCATCTTCGTCCCCCAAAATAGTTATCATCGCACCATTTTCTGATTCATAAAGAATCTCCATTGTAGACCCATCAGACGCTTCTTGTACTCCTTCAGAAACAAAACTATATTCATCCGATGACTGTAACATAGAATACATAAAACATACATCGTCTATTGTCTTTGTAAATGGTAACGGTTTTTCTATACTTTGCAGTACCTTGTCAAAATCTGCGCTGTAATCTTCATCAGAAGTTTGCAGAGTCCCCAGCATAAAACTCACAAGTCCAAATCCGCAATCAAAAGTCACCATTGATACCGAATAATCGTCTCCTGCCATTTTGACTTTCATCTCAAATTTGTAAGCTTTCTCATCATTAACAACTGTCTCGGATTCATTGACCAATTTAAACTCTTCAAAGCCGGATGCCATCCCCTCTATAAATGATTCTCTATCACTATCATTAAGAATACTTACCTCTGACTCAGAATACATTACCGTCAACATACCTTGAGAAGGGTAAAAATAGAGTGTATTTTCAGTGAATTTTTCTCCTTTCTCCCACGCTTCTGGCACTTCAAAAGAATACCCTGCTATATTTTCATTTTGATTCGTACTTGAATCAAAATCATTTGTAATACTTTTCTCTTTCCCGCATCCTGCCAGCATTCCGCAGCACAAGCATGCCGCCAGAAGCACGCTCAAAAATTTTTTCATTTACTTTTTCCTCCATTTCTCATTCCTTCCACACCACGCTTTGATTATACCAGTGCTCACAATGAAAGACAAGGAATCTCATTTGTTTTCTACAGCAATTTGCTCACATCTCCTCCGTGAATCAGCGCTTCTTCAATCAATCTTTCCTTTTCGCTCATCGGTGGAAGTTTTTGTTCTAATCCATAATATCTCTGCATCGCTCGGTAAAATTCCTGTTCGGTTTTGGATAGATTCTTATTCCCTGTGTCGATCGTCCGGTACTCCATCACCTTTTGCAACCTCGTACCGTTTCCAAGGTTTTCTAGAAGAATCATGAATTTCCACCAGTGCATATCGGATTCCTGTAGATCGATTCCGTATTGCTGCATAAATCCCGCATAAATCAGATCTGCATCTTCTTCAAAATCAAATGGCTGCTTATCATTCAATCCTGCAATCTTCCTCGGAAATTTCTTTTTCTCCTTTTCCCTTCCGCACGAAAAGAACCAGAACATCCGATCGATATGCTCTTCCGTTACGGTCATCCGCTTTACGTTGTAAAACAATCTCAGCATGAAAAGAAGATCATCCTCTGACAGTTCCGCTTTTCTTCCCTGTATTTCAAAGCAACGTAAAACAGTGTGGAAATCCGCATGTATCGGATATTCCACACCGCTCACTGTTACACTCTCCGGGAAAGAATCTGTTAAGGTGCTCATGATCTCAGAGCCGGAAACTTGCCGACCTTCTTCAGTGAATCCATCACTCTTTCATAAACTTCATTTTGTCGAATCTGCTCCGTGACAAGCTGCCCATAAGCATCCAAGTGCATGAGCAGATCATTTCCGTCTCCACATACCGCTTCCCCGGTACCTTCACCGAATACATTGTCAAACATACCCTTAATCCTGCTGCAGAGATATCTGTTTTTTTCTGCCTCAGTACCGGACGGCATTTCTTTTTTGATTTCACCCATTTTCTTCAGTTCTTCAAAATACCGATTTTTCACATCCGCCTTATCTTCATCGTATAAACGAAAATCTAGCTCTACTCCACGAATCTGCATCTCGCATATCTCCTTTCTCAGATCATATCAAAATTACGCCGCAGCGCCTTTTTCCGTGAATGTCTTTGTCGTTGTGTCGAACGATCCCTCTACCCAGTCAGATACAGCGAGAAGATTTCCAGAACCCTGAATCTCTCCGTCATTGTCTGAAAAGTCAGCAACTTCGATTGCCACTCTTCTGCGCTTTGCTTCGAATGTATTCTGTTTATCAGCAACCGGTTTGTTCATATAGACTTTCACATACAGTGTTTCTGCTTCTGCTCCGGTTTTCTCATTCTCTCCGATGTCTGCAATAAAGGCGATTGCTTTTTCCGAACGGATCAAGTCAAATTCCAATGGTGCTGTCCATTCATAAGATCCTATGGACTGCGTTGCTGACTTCTGATTCACGTATCTTTTAGAAGATGTCTTCGCCGCTGGAGAATTATCCAACTGCGTTACTCCAAAACCAAGCAGTTCATACTGCGGAGACCCAGTCCCCCCACTCACATCAATATAATCCGGCTGCTGATATCTCTGTTCTACTCCACCTTTTGTTCCTGCTGCAACAGCTGCTGCCATCACACGAGTCACTTCGCTACTACCCATTGTTCTACCTCCGTTTAAAATAAATAAATTGACATTGTATCCTGTATTGGCAACTTGTTCCCTCATTATCGTATAGATAACCGTTTGTTGTTGCCCTGATTGATTTACTCTGTAACTGACCGGATAATACCGGAAGAATTCCCTCTCTTGTGCAGTCCTCCAGCCAGTCAGAGAATTTCTCATAAAACTTCGCAGTGTCCTCATTTTCTGCCGGTCCATACAGTTCTCTGGAGCACAGTGAAAATACATACTGCCTCACGGAATCTCCATTTGCATACCTCTTTATGATCGGGTCTGCCGGAGTTTCTTCAATGCTGTACATCGTTGGTTGATCTTCGAGTACATCCATATTCACTACTGGGAATGTTGCCTGCTCGAATTCTTTCAGAAAAGGGCATGTTTCTATAAATTCCTTTACCTTTACCGCTACGCTCATTTTGTCTTACCTCCACAAAAAGCAGCTACCGACCGGACAATTTCCTTGCCTCGGTCTGCCCACATCCGCTCTGTCCAGTGTGATCCACGCAACCCATCACCTTTATGTTCGTAATACTGTCTCCTCGCATAAGGAGTGTTGTAGGTAATGCTTGTTTTTGTTTCTACCGCCGTATTCTTTAACTTACCGGATCGTTTCGGAACGTATGGATCGGATAATCTGCGTACTTCATGGGTAAAGAACCTCTGTCCTTCCCCGTTCTTGTTCAGACTTCTCTTGAGCAAGATTTTATCTGCAGGGTCTATCTGCATTCTGATTCGTGCCCCCATTAAGATCCCCCTCCTATCCGGATGTGCTTTGAACCGCCGAAGAAATTCTCGGAATGATTCAATACTTTACCGACAATGCCGACTGCATTTTTGCGTATCTCATCAATACCGCTCACGTTTTCCCCTGTCCATCTTCCAATCATAAAGAAGTCACCATTCTGCACAGTCCATTTGCCTGAGACGCCACTGCTCTTCCGGAATTCTGACGCTGAAATCCAGTTTTCGCATTTCTCATACGGTATGCGAATTTTGTACGCATCAGCACTGTTCAACCCACCATTTACAATCTCTGTCTTCTGATCCGCATGAAACCATACGGCGTCAATGTAATGAGGAACATACACGATTTTCTTAGACTTCTTATCCGAAAACGCATTGAAGATCGTAATACCCGTATTAGTCAGCATTACTCCACCCCCAGATATAAAAATCCGGTATTCATCAAATAACATTCCGCAATACCGTACAGTTTCTTGCGTAACACTTCTTGCGGGTTCTGACCGTCTGCAATCTCAGTTACATAAGATACGGAATATCCGTCCGTGCTCTCCGACTTCTTGATACTCTCATCTCCCTGTTTCTCAACTTTGTAGATTGCCTCCGCCATATCGCAGAGACAATTCTTTACAATGTTGTCATAAGGCTGTCCTTCGAGTTGATTAAAAGTGAACGAATGCAGATACATTTCCGCTTTTTTGATCACATACGAGAATTCATTTTCAGGGATCACACGCCCTCCATAATGATCCGTATAATAATTGTAAATCACTTCCTGCATACGATCCCCCATTCTTATGCTGCTGCAGTATGCACATAGATAGCCACTTTCTTATTATCTTTCGCTTCTGCGATACCTACGGTACGATATCCAAACTTCCAAGCATCTGCATCCTGGTTCGCATCCGGTGTAATAATCTTAGATACAGTGTGTTTCTGATTCTGAATTACTGCATTCTTGTCAACAATTAAGAAATCAATCTTTTTACCACCTGTTGTTGTAAATCCACCGGCTCCAGAAGCTGTAAGAGTCACTTTGTCATAAAAACGTCCTTCTGGCACCTCGATAACACCTGCCCAACCATCAAGCACCTTCTTAGATGCTGTAGTGTCAAGATCCTCGATGTCCCCTTTAAGCTGTGCGGAAATGTACAAATAACAAGTTTCCGGCTTTGCTTCCGCATTTTTAATAACGGTTTTGCCTTTTCTAATCGCTGCAATCCCAGCTTTCGCATCTGCAATCGCTTCCGCAACCTTATTTGTAGATGGTGCATATCCTGCATAAGATGAAAGTCTCCAAGCATCAAGTTCCGGAACGACCTGTGTCCTCAAAAATTCTCCGGAAAGACGCCCGAAGGCAACACCTGCAGATTCAATGTTGTCCATCGCATCTACAGTAAACATACGGCCACGATCATAAGTACACTTCTTAGTCTCGTACTCAAGCGTGACGTCACCTGCAACATATCCTGTCTGCTTATTGTAATTTGCAAGACCGGACATCGTCATTTTCGGAATCAAAATTTCATTTGCGTTCGCACCCTCTTTTACAAGTTCGTTCGGTCCGTCCAAAACGGCTGTAAGAGATGCCAGTTTATAAACTTCATCAAGCATAGTAGCATACGCTTTTCTTAATGCAATCGTATTTGCCATATCTTTTTACCTCTCTCTTTCTAAAAATAAAAATTATTTGTTTGTCGGAAGTCCCATAGCTGCTCTGATTGCTGACAGATTATCTCCGCCAACATCAGCACTGCCTCCGGTTGCTCCGACTGCGTTCATAAATGGTTCGTCAGAACCAAACAAATAAGCATCGGACTCCTTCACGGCTTCCAATGCCTTCTTAATGTCCTCAGACTGGTTTTTTGATGCTTTCAATGCGTCCATATCAAGCATAGCCATGACTGCTTTTTCGTTACGTCCTCCGGCGGTCTTAATAGCTTCCTTAAGCGTGTCAGAAAAGATTCGATCTGCTTCTTTTGCAGCGTATTCACCATCTTTAGCCTTCAAATCGTCCTTAAGCTTCTTGATCTGTCCGTTCAGATCAGCCACATCAACACCATCAAACGCTTTCAGCTGCTCACTTACCGTATCGAGAGAACTCTTATACTCATCTCTCTTTGTCACCGCGATATCATACTCCGATTTGGTACGATAGTTTTCTTTCCACGCCTTTTCAAAATCTGTTTTTTTCTCCGCCGGAATCTCCAATCCAAAGTCTTCAAGAATCTCATAAATATTTTTCATAGTTACTTTTCCTTTCTTCCTGAAATATTTTATTGACCGCTCTTTCAGCGGTAAGGGATATAGTCTGCTAGACCTCAGGCCGGGTAGCTGCCCAGTTTATAGCCATATGGCAGGGCATAAAAATAAGACGCTTCACCCTGCGTCTCAGCGGGAGATAATTGGATCACCATACCTTTCCTACATCCTGTTCAAAAAGTTTCATGACAATCCTCCTTTCTTAAAAATGGGTATAAAAATACCACTCACTCCGAAGAATGAATGGTATTAATTACTAGAATGTCTCTGATGAAGAATTTCATCATACAGTCTATACAACTTCTTACCTAAATTATTAACAGTTTCTTGATGATCTAAACCTCTATATACAATTTCATCGTTTACTAAAAGTTGCAGTTCTTTTATATCGGACACTTCTAACTCTTTTGCATCAGAATCTATTTTCCTTTGGCTTAAAATCAAAGATTGTGCATCTTCAACTTCTTCTAAGAGAAGTTTCGACATCTCATTATTTAATTTTATGATCATATCATCGCCTCCTACTGCGGATTACACTGAATTAAAATTTCTGTATTGGGATTTACCGATACAATGCACCTATCTGTAACAAATTTAACACTGTCAGGATCTCTCTTTCTTGTTCTGACTTCCCCGTACAAAAGTGCATACCATATATCCTCAATATCAACTCCACTTCTTGGTCTCTCGGTCTTCGGGTCTTCTTTTGTACCTATGACACGTTCTATAAAATGTTTGCTCTGTCCTGAAATCTTTATCCCATTGGATGTCTTCATGCCAACAAGCTCTTTTTCTATTCTGTCATGCAATTTTTTGTAGTTTTTAAATCCGGATAATGGGGATATCATTCCGTTTGCAACAGAATTTTTATAATCTGTCAACAAATTAAACTCTTTAGGTTCATTATACTTCATCTGCCGGAAATCAGCAAGGTTTCCAGCATCATCTCCAAGTATGTTTTTGTACCGATAATACTGCTTTGAATCTCTATCTGCATTCCGAATCATATCTGCAGTATATCGGGCATTCTGCCTCTTAGAATTTGTAGCTACTCTTCCGCGCATATCATAATAGATGCGTTCTCTTTCTTCTGTCAGCCCCATCTTTTTACAGAACCGGCTATATTCATTCAACTGCCCTTGATATTTCGCCCTTGCAAGCGTCACATCATCCGGATCAGCGTCACCCTTCTTCAATAGCTCAACCTTTTCACGCTGCGCCCGCATACAGGTCTCCATCTGTCTCTGACGTTGCTTTGCTTCATACAGAGTATATTCTTTGCCGTTAAAGCTCTTCGGCGTGTTTTCCTTGCGATTCTGCTCTTCCAGCCATTCATCCGTCCAGTTCCGAACAGAAATGCCGGGAACAAAAGGATAATACATATGATAACAATTCGCACCGAGTAGCCCGGTCACAGTTCCAAGACCACACACCGTCGTAAGTTCTTCTTTGCTATATACTCTGCCCTGCCACACCGCATGAGTTGGACGAGCTCCGGCGTGCCATTCCACCTCGAAATGCTCCGTTCCGAGCTTTTCAGCGTTCATTTCAGATATCTTTCCTGACAGTTGCGATACCCCAGTCATAACGGCTCTACGAGCTGCCACATCGATTCGGTTTGCTCTTCCGGATGCATAATCGATCTGCCGTAGTCCGCTATTGGTCATCTGCGTTACTACCCTTCTTATGACTGTATTATAGTCAAATGCTCCCGAAACAATATCCATACAAGCAGCATCAAGATATTTCTGATACACCTGCGCCAGTGGAGTAAGAACTTTCTCTCCGGTACCGTAATCAAGATAGAACCCCAAAGACTTTGTAATATTCTGCAGATCATCTCCGCTCTGCCGAATAAGAGCTTCTGTAATCTGCTGCAACTCCTCATTCTCTTCGTAAGGAATAAATTCTGCATTAACCTGTTCGTATACTTCCTTATTCCGAACATATTCCCAGTCTATTACCTTGTCATATAGCTCAAACATCTCCGGATAAGATTTATTCAGTGTTTCTTTCAACATCTGCTCAATGTCCTCAGAAGAATATCCCAGAATCCGCAATCTGTTTATCTGCCAGTCAGCAGTGCTCGTTATTTTTCCCGTCTTTCGGATCCGGCGAACGATATCTTCCATGATCCGAATTTCTAGATCAGAGAAGTGTTTCTCGATCTGACGGGACAACCGTTTCTTGTAGTCTCCTCGCAATTAGATCACCTACTCCATAACTTGATTCTGCGCCGGAACATTTGCCTTTGCAGTCTCTTCATCTTCACCGTACCATTTCATACGATATTCCCAGTGATGCATAAAGCCTG